GGTAAAGAATCAGAAGGTGTTAAATTTTGGGGATTCGGTAAAACTGTATATCAAGAATTACTTGGTGTAATTGCTGATCCTGATTATGGTGACATCACAGACGCTACTAATGGTAGAGATATTGGTATTGAAAGACAGACTCCTGCTGAGGCTGGAAATCAATATGGTAAAACTACTGTAAGAGTTAAACCAAATCAAACTGCTATCACAGAAGATGCTGATATGTTACAAGGTATCTTTGATAACCAGTCTAATTTGACAGAACTTTACAATGAACCAACTTATGATGAGTTGAAAGAAGTTTTACAAAACTTTTTGAATCCATCTGATGAGACAGAAACAAGTGCTCCAACAAACACTACTGAGAAAGTTGCTGAACAAACAGCTACTAAATCTACAGCAGATGTTTCAGATGCATTTGATAACTTGTTCAATAATTAATTAACCCATAGGAGAACAATATGTCGGAAAAAGACGAATTGGCTGGGATAATTGCCGATGAACTGAATAAACAATTCAAACATCAACAAGTTGCTTATTTTCTTGACGAAGGTGCAAATCCAACTGATGTAACGGATTTCATTTCAACAGGTTCAACAATTTTAGATTTAGCAATTGCTAATAGACCAAATGGTGGTGTTGCCGTAGGTAAGATTACTGAATTAAATGGTTTAGAAGGTAGTGGTAAATCTTTAATTGGTTCTCATCTATTGGCTTCAACACAAAAGAAAGATGGTATAGCAGTTTACATAGATACCGAATCAGCAGTATCTCAAGAATTTTTGAGAGCTATTGGTGTGGATACTACTAAAATGTTATATGTACATTTGGAAACTGTTGAAGAGATATTTGATACTATTGAAACAATTGTTACTAAAATCAGAGAATCAAATAAAGACAAGTTAGTTACAATCTTAGTTGACTCATTAGCAGCTGCTTCTACTAAACAAGAAATGGATGCAGATTTTGATAAAGATGGTTGGGCAACAGCCAAAGCAATCATCATATCAAAAGCTATGAGAAAAGTAACTCAGATGATAGCTAGACAAAAAGTCGCATTGGTTTTCACAAATCAGTTGAGACAAAAGTTAGGTGTAATGTTTGGAGACCCCTGGACTACATCAGGTGGTAAGGCTCTTCCATTCCATTCATCAACTCGTGTTAGATTCAAAAACGCTGGACAAATCAAAGACAAGTCAAACAATACCATTGGTATTAAGATAAAAGGACAAGTAATCAAAAACAGATTAGGTCCTCCAATGAGAACTGCGGAGTTTCCATTATATTTTGATACAGGTATTGATAACTATGGTAGTTGGTTAACCACTATGAAAGAACACAAAATCTGTAAAGTTGGTGGCTCTTGGTATACATTACCACAGATAGATACTGAAACTGGTGAATTAATTAAAGAACACAAATTTCAATCAAAAGATTTTGAAGAATTAATGAACTCTAATAAAGAACTTAGAGATTATTGTTATTCAAGAATCTGTGAAGCTTGTATTCTAAAATATGATTCAAAAGAACTCGGTATTGATGATGTGGAAGAAACCGATGAGGTAGTGGATGAACTCTAAAAAAGACTTAAATGAAAAATATTTATCTTTTTTAGACCAAACAAAAGATGATACACACAAAG